GTAGTATTGCGCTCCCCCCGGTGGTGTTTTCTACGGCTGGTGTGCGTAGTATTGAGCCGGGTATAAGGGCTTGAGTAGGGACAATGGGAATATGGGACAAATAGTATATTTTTTGATCAGGCTCACTTCTTGGTTCAGGAGACAACCATCAGTTGACTTTTGACCCTCTGGCGGGCTATTTTGGTGGCAATTACAGAGGTCGTATTGATGAGTGAATTTGACGAACTGTTGAAAGGTATGAGCATCCGACAGATTACCTTGTTGCTGGATGTTGAGCGTGAAGCCCTGGCCGATATGATTCGTGATGCCGGGATACAACCGTCAGGTAAACGTGGTGGTAATCCCATCTACCTGTTGTCGGAGGTTGCCCCCCATGTCGTACAGAGTGTTGCGCCTTTGCTGGCCCCTGGTGATTCGACCAAACTGGCTACCAGAATCCAGCGGAAAAACGCTTCCACCGAAAAAGACTACTGGGATGCACAACTGAAGCGTCAGAAGTTCATGGAACAAGCCGGTGACCTTTGGAGAACCGAGAAGTTGATTGATACCTTGGCTGGTATCTTCAAACACCTTCGAGAGTCGATTGTCGTTTTTCTGGATTCGATGGAACATGAATCAGGTCTCCCAGTGTCACAGATCGAGAAGACGAAAGCATTTGGTGATGCCTTGCTACAGGGTATGCACGACAAGCTCACATCATTGAACGTACCGACTGAAGGGGATCATGATTACCCCGATGGTGGTGATCCCCCACCAACTGATGATGATTTCTTGAAATCGGTGGGTCTTGCCTGATGGCTCACTTCTCTGTCAAGCCATCAAACGATGTCGGTAGGCATGAAACTCTGCAAGAATTGATCAATGACTTGTCGAGTGTGTTGCTTCCCCCTGAACGGATCACGGTGGCTGAAGCGGCGGCCAAATACTATACGATCTACAACCCACCGACCTATCACGGCCCTTTCCGTGCGGCTGATGTGCCGTATTTGACTGAGGTCATGAACACCTTGGAAAGCCGGGATTATTCATCGGTGTGTTTCGTCGCACCGGCACAGGCGGCGAAGACTTCGGTCAACCTGGCCTGGTTGGCGTACAACGTGGTCTGTGACCCATCAGACTTCATGATCATCGAAAAGTCGAAAGAGGAAGCCAAGAATTTTTCGATGATGAAGGCCGACCGTATGATTCGGCATTCCCCCCTAGTGCGCGAGCGCATGATCCAGCGTCGTACCGCTGATAACATTCACGAAAAGCGATTCAAGTCGGGAACATTCCTGATGATGACCTGGCCCTCGGTCAATACCCTATCGGGGAAGACCGTCAGGCGGGTATCTCTCTCAGACTATGACCGTATGACTCAGGACATCGGTGGTGAGGGTTCCCCGTTTGACCTCGCCAGACGGCGTACAACAACGTACAAGAGGCTTGGGATGACCTATGTGGAGTCCTCCCCCTCCTTTGATGTACTCAACCCTGGCTGGCGTTCTGCTTCACCACATGAGGCCCCACCAACGGCGGGCATCCTCGGTATCTACAACCGGGGGGATCGGAGGCTCCGGTACTGGGAGTGCCCCCACTGTAGGGAGTGGTTTGAGCCGCACTTCAAACTTCTTCGGTGGCCTGAGAGTGCTGACCCAATGGAGTCTGCAGAGGGGGTCTATATGGCGTGCCCCCACTGTTTCGAGTCTCGCGGTGCGATCATCACTCAGGCAATGAGGCTTGACCTCGATACCAGGGGTATCTGGTTACCTGATGGTCAAGCTATCGAGAAAGGGGGCAAGGTGGTGGGTAAGGCCCGCCGGTCAGATATTGCATCCTTTTGGTTGAAGGGGCCAGCGGCGGCTTTCGCTCAATGGAAGACCCTGGTGATCAACTACCTTCTTGCAATGGAAGAGTTTGTTTCAAACGGGAACGACCGGCCTCTGAAGACCACCATCAACACCGACCAGGGGGTTCCGTACCTTCCTCCGCATGTCTCCGATGTCCGGTCTGCTGAAGACCTCATGGAACGCGGGAAGAACCTTGGTGACAGGGTTGTACCCCAGAAGGTGAGATTCCTGATTGCTTCGGTGGATGTTCAACGGAACCGGTTTGTGGTGCAAGTGCATGGGATTGTCCCGGCACCGAAAAGTTTCGATTTTGTGGTGATTGATCGGTTCGAGATTCGGAAATCGGAACGCCTGGATGACGACAAGGAGCGTTTTCCAGTGAACCCTGGTTCGTACAAAGAAGACTGGGATTTGTTGACTGAAAAAGTGCTTGATAGGACATACCCCACTGATGAAGAGAGTCCTAGACAGATGGCTATCCGCCTCGTATTATGTGACAGTGGTGGTCGGGCTGGTGTTACCACCAACAGTTATGACTATTACCGCAAGTTGAAGGGATTGGGCTACGGTAATCGGTTTCTGTTGGTGAAAGGTACTGGTGACCGAAACGCTCCCCGCGTGAAAAAAGCGTATCCTGACTCGGAACGGAAGGATCGAAAAGCAGGAGCAAGGGGTGAGATTCCGGTATTGTTCATTCAGACCGACATGCTAAAGGACTGGCTTAATCAGGCCCTTGGTAGAATGGAACCCGGTGGTGGATATATCGAGTTCCCTGAGTGGTTGGACTTGAGTTTTTACCAGGAGCTTTGTGCTGAAATCAAAAGCCCTGACAATGGTCGGTGGGAAAACCCGAAGAAACTTCGGAATGAGAGTACCGACTTGATGATATACGCCTATGCGGGGTGTATTCACATGAAGGTTGACAAGTTCAACTGGGATGGTGATACCCCTCGGTGGGCGAGAGTTTGGGATGAGAACCCCTTAGTTCTCGGTGATGATGCAGGGGAAGTGTCGATCAAGCCTCAGAAGCAAGAGGATGATCGACATGAACGACTCAAGAAACTGGCGAGTGATCTGGCGTGACCGATTCTGATCGATTGAAAGACGCTCAAGCGGAATACCACAACCTGATGACTGGGAACAAGGTCAGGGTCGTGATCGACCAGAACGGGGAGCGGGTCGAGTTCACGGCGGCCAACGCGGGGAAGTTGGCGCAATATATCGAGAGTTTGAAAGCGCGAGTCAGCGGGAATAACCGTGGACCAATGAGGGTGTTCTTTTGAACATTGCGATAGTGGACAGTTCGGGTAAACCATTCGATCAGAATGCAATTTCTGGTGGGTATCAAGGTGCCGACAAACTCAGCCGGGAACTGGCAATGTGGCAACCGGCACTTCGGTCGGCTGATTCAGAACTGCTGCACCAGAAAGACACCCTTGATGCCCGTTCACTCGATCTGCAACGGAACGATGGATACATCCACGGTGCGATCCAGAACCACAAGGATTCGATTGTCGGTGGCTTCTACCGGCTGAACTCGAAACCGAATTTCAAGTATCTCGGTCTGGATGAAGTATGGGCTGATGAGTTTCAAGAGTTTATCGAGGATCGGTTCTCGCTTGCTGCTGAATCCACTGGTTGCTGGTTTGATGCCTCTGGTCGGATGACCTTCAGTGAAATGATTCGCTTGGCAATTGGTGTGTCAATGTTCGCTGGTGAAACCCTGGCTGTGGCTGAGTGGATCAAGGATATTCTTCGACCGTTCCGAACGACCATTCAGATGATCGACCCCATTCGTTTGTCCAACCCCAACGGTGCGATCAACGATCAGGAGTGGCGCAAGGGTATCAGGTTCGATACTCGTGGTAGACCCATTGAATACGCCATTCGCCAAGCCATGCCTGGTGAAGCCTGGGCTTTCGGTGAGCAGTATCAGTGGAAGGTCATCAAGGCTCAGAAGTATTGGGGTCGGAAACAGGTACTTCACTATTTCGAGCCATTGCGAATCGACCAGTCTCGCGGTGTGTCTGACCTGACTTCGATCCTCAAGCAATCGAAGATGGTCAACAAGTACCAGGATATCGTGTTGCAGAATGCAGTGCTGAACGCTACGTATGCGGCGGCGCTGGAATCCGACATGCCACCGGCTGATGCGTTTGAAGCCCTCGGTGGTGAGAACAGTCAAGCGGCCTGGGCTGAGAATTATCTGTCTGCGATTGCGGCTTACACCGGGTCGAGCAAGAATCTCTTCATCGATGGTGTGAAAATTCCACACTTGTATCCCGGCACCAAACTGAAACTGCAGAACGCAGGGCAACCCGGTGGGATCGGTACAGGCTTTGAAGAATCCCTCTTGCGTCACCTTGCCGCTGGTCTAGGGTTGTCTTATGAAGAGTTCTCACACGACTTCACGAAGACGAACTACAGCAGTGCGCGGGCGGCTATGGGTGAGACTCACAAGCGCCTCCAGGGCCGCAAGAAGGCCATTGCTGACAAATTCGCTACCGATATCTTTCGCTTGTGGTTCGAGGAACAGTTGAACGCCGGTGAGTTCAACGATGTGCTTCCGAGGAACGCACCGAACTTTTACGAACGCTTGAATGCCGATGCGTATGCTCGGTGTTCATGGATCGGTGCCCCCAGGGGTCAGATTGATGAGTTGAAAGAGACTCAAGCGGCCTTGAGCCGTATTGATGGCGGTCTGAGTACACATGAAAAAGAATGCGCTCGGTTCGGTGAAGACTATCGTGAGGTCTTCCGGCAACGGAAGCGTGAACAACAGATGATTGCTGATATGGGCTTGACTGTGAACTCTGGTGAGCAGGTCAAGGGTACGAAAGATGCTGGTGGGAATGCTTCAGACGAATCCCCCAAACGCGGGACGGTGGACGATGAAGAAGATTGATGTTCGGCACCACTTGGTTGATGCCTTGCTTGCGGTGAACCCCGACAGTCTTCGGGCTTACATGAGTCTGGACAATTTCATTCTCGAAGATGAGAGTATGAATGTAGCCCGGTCTATCTTCGGGTATGTGTTCGGTTCAGAATCCAGGGAAAAGCCGTACCGTATGGTAGGTGACGCAGCAGTGATCCCGATTTCCGGTATGTTATTGCACCGGGTTGGTTTCAGTGGTTGGGGTATCACCGGGTATGAATATATCCGGGGCATGTTCGATGCCGCACTACATGATTCATCGGTGAAAGGGATCATCTTTGATGTGAACTCTGGTGGTGGACAAGTCGATGGGGCTTTCGAGTTGGCTGACCACATTTTCAGTAATCGGTCGGTGAAACCCTCGATTGCTGTTGTTGATTCCCATGCTTACAGTGCGGCCTATCTGCTTGCCAGTGCTGCAGGGTCGGTTACCGTCCCGGCCACCGGTGGAACCGGGTCTATTGGTGTGGTGACGATGCACATCAATGCTGAAAAGGCGGTGAAAGACTACGGTCTGGAAATCACCTTTGTACATGCCGGAAAACATAAAGTTGACGGTAACCCATATGAGAAATTATCATCTGAAGTCAAGAATCGGATTCAGACTCGAATCGATAGCACGTATGACTTGTTTGTAAGTGTTGTTGCAAAACACCGAGGTCTGGATGAGAAAGCGGTTCGTGATACCGAGGCGATGGTCTACGGTGCCAATGAATCAGTCAGTGTCGGGTTGGTGGATAGTGTTTTGTCACCCAAAGAGGCAATTTCAAATTTTGTTGCCAGTTTCAACATCAAGCAGGAGGTCAGAATGACCGGTGTGAAAAATTCTGGTGCTGAACAGGTGGGTGACGCTCAAAACATCACCCAGGCTGATCTGGATCAGGCGAAGAAAGATGGTTACCAGGCCGGAAGCAAAGAACAGTCTGAAAGATTCATGACGGTTCTGAGTTCCGAACAGTTCAAAGGTCGGGAGGCGTTGGCGCTCAAAATGTTGGGTAACGACAAACTTTCGGCTGAAGAAATCAACGATATGTTGTCGAACACTCCGGTGGTTGTATCCGGTAAGTCGAATGCCTTCGCTCAAGCGATGGAAGACACCGGTAACCCTGAAGTCGGCGCTGATGTTCAGGTTGTTGCACCGGAGAACAGTACCAAGCGCATTTTGGGTCACTATCAACTGGCTTCCGGTCGGAAGACCGCTTAATTGAGGGGTTTGTAAATGAGTACGTTGGCATCCGTTGAAACCGGTTCATTCACCCCGGTCGAGCTTTTTGCAGGTGATTCGTTCAAACGCTTCAATGCGTATGAGGTTGCCGCTGATGTTGTATTGGTGGCAAATTCAATTCTGGCTTTCGACAGCAACAACAGACTGGTCGAGTGGGACCCCACTTCGGTTACCACTACGGGTGTTGCGATGTTCGTGAGTTGTGAAGCCATTGATACCACCGGTGCTGCAGCAGTTCACCCGGTCTATACTGGCGCGTTCTTCAACACTGACGCCTTGGCATGGCCCACCGGCACTACCTCAGCACAGAAGAAGATGGCATTCGTGAACTCGAATACCGACATCACCCACCGTTCACTTGGTTATAGCGGCTAATCACCGAAGGAGTTTTTCAAATGGCTTACACGCCTTATACCACTCATGAAATGCTTTCGGTGATCGAGCATATTCCGACACCGAGTAACTTCTGGTTGAATCTGGTATTCAAACGTGAGCATACGTTCACGGACCAGTTCATTGATTTCGATCTGATTGATCGGGGTCGGCGTATTGCGCCCTTTGTAGCCCCTACCGCTGGCGGCAAGCCGATGAAGAGTCAGGGTTTCACGACCCGGCGCTTCTCTCCGGCCTACATCAAGCCCCTGCAGGCTGTTGATCCGAACCGGCTGATCAGTCGTATGGCTGGTGAACCGTACACCGGTACGATGAGCCTGGCCGCTCGCCGTGATGCCATTATGGCTGATATGGTGGTCGAACAGCGTGACATGATTCACCGGACCTGGGAATTGATGGCGTACAGTGCGGTCGCCAACGGCAAGGTCACGGTGGTTGGTGAGGATTATCCTGAAGTCGAAGTGGACTTTCAGCGTGATTCCGGTCACACGATTGCCCTTACCGGTGCAACCCAGTGGGACGAAACCACTTCGACCCCGCTGAAGAACATTGAAAGCTGGGCTACCTCGATTGCTCGCAAGTCGGGTTATGCACCCAATATGTGCATCATGGGTGTCGATGCTTGGGAAGTATTCCAGGCTCATGCTGATGTGCGTGACATCCTGAGTACCCAGTTGCGTAATGGTACGGCTTCGCTGAACCTGGCGATGGGTGTCATCCCTGATGATGGTGCTATCGTGCAGTTCAAGGGAACCATCGGCAACGTGAGCTATTACACCTATTCGGATATCTATGAGAACAATTCCGGTACAGCGGTGGAAATCATGGACTCGAAAGCCGTGATTCTGCTGAACCCGATGGGTGTCGAGGGTATCCGGTGCTTTGGTGCCATCATGGATGCTGAAGCGGGTTATCAGGCGCTTCCGATTTTCCCGAAAAACTGGGCGAACAATAACCCCTCGGTGGAATACATCATGTCGCAATCTGCACCACTGATGGTTCCCCGTAGGCCGAACGCTTCTCTGAAAGCAGTTGTGATCTAAGCAGGCGGTGAGGTGTTGCCGGTAGGGTGTCGCCTTTCATCCTACCGGTCTTTTTTTCGGAGTTGGTTATGAAAATGGTTGCGAAAAACACCGTATATGGTGTGAGTGTCATCGAGCGTGCAGTTGGTGACATCGATAAGCAAGTGGATATCGCCTATCCTGGTGATACCTTCGAGGTTGCTGACAAGTTTGTGTCGAAACTGGTTTCCGGTGGTTTCGCTACCAAAATCGGTGAATCCGAAGTGGTAGTTGAAAAACCGAAAGGTCGGAAGTCGAAAGTCGTTGATGACGACATGGATATCTGATGTTCAACTGGGCACAGCAGAAGCAGAAAGCGAGGGATGCGGTTCACGCCTCCTTTGGTGTCTTCGCGCTGTATTCGGATGACGAAACCCGAGAGACTCCCGTTACAGTCAGACTCCACCGTAAATCGGCATATATCGGTGAGGACTACAGTGATTATTCCCCTGGTCTTTTCTCTCAGATCAATCGGGTCATCATTGATCTGAGAGAAGTGACCCCAAAGCGGGGCGGTCTGGTTCGTATCCCCGACTTCGGTGACATCACCGTGGAAATCGAAAGCTACCTCAGACAAGGTGAGGACTACGTTCTCTGTGAGGTCAAGCTATGAGCTTGAATTTCACGGTCAACATTCAAGGTGATGACTTTCTTCGTGACAGCCTTGAGAAGTTCCCGGCGAAGGCTGGTGAAGCGGCGAAGCTGGCGATCAATAGTACCTTGGCGAAAGGGTACACCAAGATCAAGCGGCGGATCGGTCAGAAAGCCAATCTCAAGTCGAGTTACATTGCATCACGCCTGTATCAGAACAAGGCCGACAAGAACAACCTGTCAGGGTCGATTGTGGGGCGCTACAGGGCTACTTCCCTGGCACGGTTCGACCCGGCTCAGTTGTACCAGCCAAAGGAGGCCGGTAAGGGCCGCAAGAAGGCCGGTCTGTCCGTAAAGGTTAAGACATCACGGCGAAAGATTCCAAGGGGCTTCCTGATGTCCCTACGGTCTGGAAACACCGGTCTGGCTATCAGGTTGCCAGCCGGGAAGAAACCAAAGCGACTTTTCGACGCACAGCCGTTGTATAGTTCGACCGGACCTAACCGGAATCGTGATACTGATGTCTATCTGTTATACGGTCCATCGATTCACCAGATCATGACTGCAGACAAGACCGGTCCTTCGGTGATCGATGAAGTCATCCCTGAACTGACTGACTATCTGAATGTCGAGTTCCGCCGCCAGTTTTTGAGGTTGCAAAATGGCTGACAGCAAGCGCCTGAAGATACTCAAGGCGTTGACCACCCATCTTGAAGGAATGCCGGGATACAGTCTCACCGGGAAGGTCTGGCGCGGTCGTCGGAACCCGGCTGATGAGAGTGAACAACCCTTCATGATTCTGTTCGAGTTACCCCCTGACGGTGAACTACGGGCTGACCAGTCTGAACGGGCAATGGCTTGGATGTTAGGATTGCAGGGGTATATCGAGGTCACCGGAACACATTTGACCGACAACGGTCATGACTTGCTGGCGGCGGTGAAGCAACGCTTGTACTCCATTGTTGATGATGGTGGAGCGCATAGCCCTGATGCTTCGTACATGCTTGGTGGGTTGCTGACCGATTTTCAGGTTGATGGTGGGCTGGTGTTTTCACCCGATGAGACAACTGATTGTTGTTTCTTCGTTTTGCGGTTAACATTGTCGATAACTGAAAGTCTCAGTGATCCATATAACTGATGCTACCGGAAGGGGCATAATTACGGGAGATTGCACAAATGGCTAATTACGTTCTCGGTCGGGGCAAACTGTTTTTCGATCCGTTCATCCCTGGCACCAAAACCAAAACCGGTCAACGGTATTTCGGTAACACCACTGAGTTCAACCTGACGTTGGAATCCGAAAAACTGGATCACTTCAGTAGTGACTCCGGTATTCGCACCAAAGATGATTCCACACTGTTGGAACTGAACCGTACCGGTTCGTTCACCACCGATGATATCACCGCTGAAAACCTTGCGTTGTTCGTACTCGGTGATGTCAGTACGGTCACCCAGGCATCTACCCCGGTGACCGGTGAAGCCCTCGGTGTGATGATCCCTGGTCGTTACTATCAGTTGGGTGCGAGTACCAGTAACCCGGTCGGTGTGCGCGGTGTTTCTGCTGTGACGATTACCCCGTCCAGTGGTTCGGCTGTTGCTGGAACTGACTACACACTGGATGCTGATCTGGGTCGCATTTACATCATCGGTGGTGTGTTTGATGGGGTCAAAACTGCTACGGCGGCTTACACCCCTGCAGCAAACACCCGCGAACGGGTTACCACCAACGCTTCTGCTTCGGTCGAAGGTGAGTTGACTTTCATCAGCCACAACGCGAAAGGTGTACAGAAGGATTGGGTATTCCCTTATGTCACCGTGACCCCCTCTGGTGACTTCGGCCTGAAGAGTGATGACTGGCAGGCGATGTCCTTTGACTTCGAGGTTGGTGAACTGACTGGCGTTGCGGCCATCTACATTGACGGTCGTCCTGCAGCATAATTGGGGAATCCCATGAGTGATCTACTTCTCGATACAGAAGTGATTACGTGGGGTCGGGTTGGTAAGGAAAAATCCCTCACTGTTCGAGGTCTGAGCAGTGAGGATTTGACCGTCGCTATCCGACAACACAAGGAATCACTAACCAAAATGTTTGCCTTCGTTGAAGGCACAATAACCGAGGCGTCACTTCCGGTCCTCGGTGCAGAGTTGCTTGAACAATTTCCTGAAGTGATCGCACTGTTGATCACATTGGCGGCTGATCTGGATCGGTCTGAGGTCGTGAATGTGCGACGACTTCCGGCCCCTGTCCAACTGAAGGCCATGATGGTGATCTACCAGTTGACGGTCGAGGACACTGGAGGGTTGCAGGATTTTTTAGCCCTAGTGTTCGGCCTTCTGAAGAAACTGAACCAGGGGGCGTCCTGGCTGAGTTCGAGGTCGGTTCAGGAAAATCCGAACACTGGTATCTGATTATTCGCCGTTGCGTTGCATCACTCCGGTGCAACGGTCATCCTCATGCTGATAGGTATCCTATCGGCAGGCTTCTGATCGAATCCAAATTGCTTGAATCGCATATCAACCAGCAGTTGATTACTCAAGCATTGCTGACACAAGCTGCTGTTGCCTCCATAATGTCTAAAGAAGGTGCGAAAGCATTCAAGAAACTGATCATGGGGTTGTCCAATGGCAGGTAAGAAGTCTGATGTCGAACTGGTCATATCGGCACGTAATGAAACCGAAAAGACCCTCACCGAGTTGTTGGCGACGATCAAGAAACTGTCTGAGTCATCGGATGATCTTGCTGGCAACCAGAAAGAACTGAAGGACGCTTTTCGCGCCGTTCAACAGATCGAAGAGGCACTGGTCAAGACCGGTCAGGATCGTGACCGAAGTCTGCAGAAGCAACAGACCATCATTGAAAAGACGAAGGATAGTCTTGATGCTTTGAATGCCAAGTACCAGGAACTTCAGACTGCCAGCACTCAAGCAAGGGAACCGAGTGAGCGCCTGGTCGATACCCTTGATAAGCAACAGAAGCGCCAGCGTGAACTGGCTGATGCGATACAAGACACTTCTCGAAAGCTGGCTGACGCACAAGCCGCTTCCAGTCTTGACCCCCAGGCCAGCAAGGCTATCGATGTTGAGCGAAAGAAGGTCATCGACCTCGGTCAGTCGTGGCGGGAAACCACCAACGCGATCAAAGCGGCAAAACAGGTACTCGCTCAGCGTGAGGTGGTGAAGAATACGGCTGAGCAGGGTCAGACTGAGGCGAAGGCGCGACTCGATAGCCTACGGGAAGAACTCAAGGGTGCGAGGGAACTGGCCGCGTTGAGACGTAAAGAGGTTACGGAAGCCTCTGAGGCGTCCCAGGAGCAGGTTGCGGCAAGGGATGAGGCAGCGGCAGCGGTCAAGCGCCTGAAGGTCGCCGTAGAGGCTCAGGCGAAGGCTGAGAGGGCGGTCAGGGAAGAACACGACAAGGCCACCAAGGGGTACAACGATCAAAACAAGGTAATTGATCGTTTGGTGACCAAGGCTGGTAAGCAGAAGGCAGCTTATGACGATCTGAAGACTTCCCTGGTCGAGTTCGAGAATGCACAGTCGAAGCTGAGTACCGAACGCCAACAAGCGAACATCGACCGGCTCAATCAACAACTGAAGGATCTACAGCAACAGTACAAAGGGGTATCTGAGCGGGTTGTCGCCAGTCAGACCAAGCTGGATCAGGCCACCGGTCCCTCGACCCGTACCTTGACCAGTCTTGACGCCCTGAAGGTCAAGATTGCGGAAACAGAAGCCCAACTGCAGAAACAGACTGCAGAACTGCAGAAGACGAAACAACAATACGACCAAGCCGGTGTCGGTGCTGACAATCTGACCAAGGATCAAGCGGAACTGAAAGCGGCCACTGAACAACTGGTTGCGGCTCAGAAGCGACTCAAGCCAGCACTGGACGAAACCGGAAAGGCAGCGAAAGGGGTCGAACAATCAACCGGTGGTGCGGCGAAAAAAATCCGGCTGATGGGTGAAGGGAGTCGTCAAAGTCTCTCTTTCCTGCAACGGATCAGGGGAGAAATGCTTTCCTTGATTGCTTCGCTCACCGGTCTGTACGCCCTTGGTGAGGGAGTCCGGTCGATCTATGACTCCAGTGTGTTGCTGGAAAAAGCAACGGCGAGACTGGCAGCGAAGTTCAACGGGGATTTCACCAAGATCGGTACGGAAATCGAGTTCGTTCGGAATGAGTCAGAACGTCTTGGTGTCGAGTTCAAGACACTTCTTGACCAGTACACCAGGTTCATCAATTCGGTGCCCGACAACACGCTGACCCTGGATCAGATTCGATACACCTTCGTTGGTGTGGCTGAAGCCGGTCGGGTTGCCGGGTTGTCCACCGATGATTTCAACGGGGTTTTCACTGCATTATCACAGATTGCCAGCAAGGGCACGGTGGCACTCGAAGAATTGCGAGGTCAAATCGCTGAACGGATACCCGGTGCGGTCGAGTTGATGAGCAAGGGCCTTACTGATGTTTCTGGTGAACTGATCACCGTTGAAGAATTGATGGTGAGGATCAGTAAAGGGGAACTGAACGCTAACTCGATTGTTGCCTTTGCCAAGGCATTGAAAGATGAGTTCGGGCCGGGTCTGGAACTGGCAACCAATTCCGGTGTGGCTCAGATGGCACGATTCAAGAATGCTTTGACTGATGTGCAGTTGCAGTTTGCAAAAGCGGGTTTCATTGATGAGTTGACCAATGCGCTGAAGACCCTGGTTATCGAACTCAAGAGTGATGAGGCACAAGCAAGCATCAAGGAGATTGCCAAAGCGGTATCGGCGGCTATCCGCTATTTCTCAATGTTCATTTCCAAACTGGATGAAATGGCGGGCTTCTTCATCGGAATTATCGCGCTCAAGTTCGGCAAGGCGATGACCAATATAGCTGTTGCTGTACTGGATAACACATCGGCTATGCGTAAGAGTTTGCCGATCCTGACCAGTTACGGGTCGGCTATGGCTTATCTGAAAGCAACAGCAATAGCCCTCGGTCGGGCACTTCTGATCATTCCTGGTCTGTTCTATGCGGCCCTGAGTGCAGGAGAACTGTTCTTCGATACCTTCAAGGGTGCTGAACGGTTCATGAGGAAGGTTTTTCTCTCGATCATCTTTGGGTTCGAGAACCTGGCAATTACGGTGCAAGAGAAGACCGACCTGATGACCACCTACTTCAGTCGTGGGTGGATCAATGTACTGCGTGATATCGCCAAGGTGGTAACTGATCTCCTTCCTTATGCGCTCACTGTCATGATGCGAAGGGTTGCCGACAATGTTGAAATTTTTAGCAAGGATATTGCAGACAAGATTCGTCGGGCCGCTGATGCAGTAAACCAGTCCAACGATGACCTGGTTGATTATCTGTATGACAAGGTGGCACCCAACATCAATGTCGATCTGCAGTTGGATCAGATCAGGAAAGACGCTCAAGAGGCAAAAGCGGCTGTACTTGATGAAATGGAAATCATGTTTAACGACATCGACAAAGACCCACCGAAGATCATTCCCCCTGATCAGGGGAAGGTTGAAGGTGATCGTTTTGGTGATGATTTCCTGGCCTCCCTCGGTGATATCGATTTTTTCAAAGCGGGGTCTGATGCTGGTAGTGAACTGGGTGAAGGATTGCTTTCAGAACTGCAGAAGATCGAACGAACCCTGAAGGAAGAGACAGCGGATACTCTCGAAGAACGCTTGAAACTGATCGAAACGGAATATGATGAGTTTCTGAAGAAACTGGGTGACTTCCAGGTTGGTAGTGGTCAGGACATCACAAAGATTCAGACTGATGCACAGGAGCAGATTGAGGCTATTCGTGCCAACGCAGGGATGAAAGAAGAAGCGCGAGCGAAGGCTATCGCTAATATCGAACTTCGTACCGCTCAAGAAGTGAATAAGATTCGCACACAGCAAGGTCAGATGGGTAATGCTCGGTCTGTTGTGCAACAGTTGATCGAGGTACGGAAGGAGAAGGAAAGGACTGATTACTACAACGACAAGGCTACCAAGTCGGAAAAAGCCATCAACGATTTGATCAGTGCAAGAAAAGATCAGCAATCGAGGATCAACGAACTGGCTGAAGTCGGTCTGATCACTACTGATGAGCAAGCGGCGCGGTTACGTGCCCTGAACGAACAAGCGTTCCAGGATATCCGTAAAGCCGTGGAAGAAGCGAGAAGGTTGGCGGAAACGACCGGAAACGCCAGTCTGACGGCGTTCGTTGCTGAGTTCGATGGGTTCGAGGCGCTGGAACGCAGGAGGGCACTGGTCGATGAAATGCAGTCGATGGAAGAACGGATCAATGATGAACTCGAACTGAGGGAAACCAAACTCGACACGCTGAATACATTGCGTGAGAACGGAGTCATTGATACTGCTGTTGCGGAAGAGGAATCCCGGCGAGTGCTGGAAGAAAGCAACGCTGTGCTGTCTCAGATGGTGGACAAGGCGATAGATTTCGCTCAGAACATGGGTGATGAGCAAATGATTGCCCGACTCCAGGGTGTCAAGGCTCAGTTGGTTGGACTAAATACTCAGATATTCAGTGGTGCCCAACTGAGTGATGATTTCGCTTCAGGGTTCACCGGAGCCTTCCGGTCGTTCATCGATGGCACCAAGTCTGCAAGTGAAGCATTCCGGTCGTTTGTTTCCGACTTCCTTGCAAATATCGCTGAAGCAATCATGCAAGCGGTTATCCTGAAAGCCATTACCGGGTCGTTTGCTGGCGGCTCCGGTGGTATCGGTGGTGCGATTGCTGGCGGCCTGAATACTTTGTTCAATCACCAGGGGGGTATTGTCGGGGTTGACGGGTATCGGAGAATGGTAAACCCCCTGGTGTTTGCCAACGCGGTACGATATCACTCTGGTGGTGTCGCCGGTCTGAAGCCTGACGAAGTACCGACGATTCTGCAACGGGGTGAAGAGGTCTTGACTGCAAGTGATCCACGTCACAGAAATAACACAGGGTCGTCAGGACAACAGATAGGTGTTAAGATCATCAACACGATAGATACTGGTTCCGTTGTTTCTGAAGGACTGAACACTTCAGCCGGACAGAAAGCAATCGTCAACGCTATTCGAGCCAACAAGTCATCCATCAAGAGTATGCTGGTGTAAAATATGGCATTCACATCGGGAACTATTGCGGGCGGTACGGCGGCAAACGGCCATTTAGACCTGCTTTCCGAGATCCGAACCTTCTGCACGACCGGGCTCGGCTCGGCCAACTGGACTGAAATCAAGTGGGCGCTGAATGGGTCTGAGCGCGAATGGATGTTCATCGCTCCAGGTCTGTCTGGTACTGAACAGATTTTCGGCGGCATTCGCACTGTGACCGGGGCGGGTTACGCGAACCTGCAACTTGCGGGGTACTTCGGGAACTACGGTGTCGATCCCGGTTGGGATACCGGATTCGATTCTCAGCCGTTCACCCAGTTGCATTATGTGACCTGTTCCAGTGACCCGATTGATTATTGGCTGGTGGCAAACGGGCAACGCCTCTGTTGTGTATTCCGTGTCGGGTCTATCTGGTCGATGTTCTATCTGGGAAAGTTTCTTCCCTATGCTTCACCATCTGAATATCCGTATCCATTCCTTGTTGCCGGGACCAACGACAGCAGCACAGCACAAACATCGGATGTCGCCAATCACAGGCATTTCGTCAACGGGGCGATCAACACGACCTCGGTATACCTGCCATCGAACATCGGGTGGTTTCAGGCATACAACATGAGCGCCACCGATACGGCATCGGCTGGTAGCATTTACATTCTCCCAACCGTGTCTGCACGTATGGGGTCGGCGGCTTTTGCTACCGTGGGGGCAACCCGCGCAAATCCGGACGGGTCGCTCAATCTGGTCCCTGTGCAGTTTGTTTCCGGCGTTTCACCCGGTGGAATCCTCGGTGAACCTGATGGGGTGTATTGGACTTCTGGACTGGATCAAAATGGTTCCCCATTGGTTGCCGGGGCCATTGTTGATGTCGGTGGCACGGATCATATCGTGTTCCCAAACATCAACAGGACGACCTGGGCCGAATGGGCCGCAATGAGGTTATCGTAATATGGCATTTCAATCTGGTGTTGCAACCTCGATTACTGATCTCTGGGCGAAACTCAAGACGTTTGCAACTGGAACTTTGGGTTGGACCGAACACGGAACGGCGGGGACGAACCCCGTCGGGTCGGTACTCAGCAGTCCAGCCGGGGCCTATTACGGGATCGGGTATAATGGCATCGGGGCAATCGATGTCATCAACCTTTGCCTCACAAGTGGGTTTACTGCTGATGCCGCTTTCTCGGCACAATCGGGCACTTCATGGCTTGACCCTTGTCAGACTACCATCGGTCCTATCGTTTTTCCCACAACTGCGTACTGGTTCTTCGGTGAGGCAGAGTATTTTTACTTCGTAATCGAGGATGTGCCCGGCCAATTCTGGCATGGTGGGATCGGCACCTTGAACAAAACATATTCGTTCTCGGGGGGACGATTCGCTTGCGGAACGCTGGACCACTATTCGAGCAATACGACAAGCCTCCTGAACTCATCATTCTATCGGGGTCATCAACCCCTGGACAGTCTTCGCAATTACCCCTTTGCCGTTCCGACCGCACAGAACCAGCGCCGGTGCAATGCTATGCACATCAACGGTGCAAGCGGCTGTATGGGTAATATCAGTTGGTCATCAACTTATGCCTGGGGGTCACATTTGCGAAACTCCACAAGTGCCTACCCCATCGAGTATTCGAGAGCCAATAATGATTATGTCGGCAGGACTATTCTGCACCCGGCCTGGGTGATAGCCAAGGGTACGTGGGGTGGCACAGCCTTCAACGGCCTGATCGGTGTTGCACCCAACTTTGCAAACGTGAATCTCAAGTATATCGGCGGGAAGTCAGTGTTGGCTCTTGGAAGCGATGACTGGTATCTGTTCCCGATTCGGAAGTTTAACACCTCGATGGCTGATGTCGATCCGAGCGAACTTTCAACCGGGCTGTTGGGAATGGCATACAAGAGGGTCGATTGATGCCGTTACTCGGTTCGCCGTTGCTTGGTCCGGCCTGGTATCACACGATACCACCGGGGGGCGATTATGCCGGTTTTCTCCCTGGTGCGTACCCTGAAGATATATTCGGCCTGGTTGCTGATCTGATTGCCGGTCCACGAACATCACCGGTTCGGTGCGACATCCCTGACATCGAGTTGTCTGGCACGCGAATGGAATCGTTCACCGACCGGTTTTATCACCGGATTCACATCACGCCACCGGTCTTGAATTTGGGCAACGTCACGGCGAACACTTCAGCCACCGTGGAAATCTGGAATGCGTATTTCGAGGACAAGGTTGTGATGTCCTCGAACTTCAGCAACGATTCCGGTGTAGAGGTCACCGGGGAAGCCGCACCATACACTTTGACCCCACTCTCGTATCGCAGCTATGACATCACGGTATTGCAAGACGGCCCTGCAACAGTATCACTCTCCCTGGGTTGGATCGTGTCTGGGGTGTCGGTCGGATTCGAGTTGTCAGCGGTGCGGATTGTGCCGTTCTTCTATCCTCCGAACTGGAATCGAGGGATCGAAGAAACCCTTGAGTGGCGTACCAGTGTGGGGTCGAGTTTCAACGGTGAGGAACAACGCCAGCGGATTCGTACCTATCCCCGGCGATCCTGGTCGTACTCGATCTTGGTCCAGAAAGACAAGACCAGGGCTGTGTACTTCGATATTTTGGGGTTCCAGAACAAGACCCTCGGACTCCCGGTGTGGTCTGACAAGTCGGTGACAACAGCAACGGTCAACGCTGGATCAACGGTGGTCAGTGTCAATACGAGCAGCAAGGGCTTTGCTGCTGCCGCGGTGGTATTCCTGCAATCCGGTGATCTGGTCGAGACGCATGAGATTGAAAGCGTCACATCGACCCAGATCACACTTCAGAAAGCCACCACAAACGCTTTTCCAGCCGGGTCACTGGTATACCCCGGTGCGGTGGTACACCTACCGACAAGCCTGGCCCTCAGAAGGCTTACAGATGCGATTTTCGAGGGGTCTTTGTCGTTCGATGGTGTACCTCAAGACACCGACCCGTACATGCCGATACAGGTGGCTACCGAAACGCTTGATGGGTATGAGGTCATCACCAGGCGGCCCAACTGGGCTGCAGGTATCGACACGACTTTCCAGTATGAGGTCGATGAGCTGGATTACCAGTCGGGTATCAGATTACGTGGGGTCAGTCGGGATTACCCGAGTACCCTGTACAGATTGCGGTATCTGTTGCGGAACCGGACTGAAATCGAGTCGTTCCGTGCCATGTTGGCGAGGCTTCATGGTCGTTACACCCCGGTGTTCGTCAATCTGTTCACTGACGACTTCAAGTTGTCAGGGAACATCGTGTCATCGGGTCTTGGGTTTCAGGTCTACGACAACCATTCCGACCTCGGTGTATTCCCTGACCGTCACCCCCTCGCTGTGTCGATCTTGACAAGTACCCAGTTGATCACCCGACGACTTGACTCGATCACTCTCGACGAATCAGGGCTGATCGATATCGAGATAATGACTCCCACCGGGGTGCTGTTGCTCGAATCTGATGTGAAGCGAATCAGTCTGTGTCCGTTATGTCGCCTGGCATCAGACCAGGTGACGATAACCTGGTTGACCGATTCGGTGGCTGAATGTGAACTGACCTGGCAGATGGTGAGCCGATGACCTTTCTGAGTGCCGAAACAAATCATCTGGGTTCCCCTGTTGAACTGTACGCATTCAACTACGGTGGAACTCAGTCGTTCTACTACACCAGTTCCGATGAATTGCAGTATGTTGATGGTATTGAGTTTGTCCCTCGCGCAATGAAGCGGGATGACATCGAATACACGAATGACATCGGAAAGGCTCAAATCACGATCAAAGCGCAAGTCGATCTGGAAGTGACCGAGATATTCAAGTCTGGTGTACCTTCCGGTGTGGTCACCCTGACCATATTCCGAAAACATCGAACCGATACCGAGAAGGCGGTCATCTGGAAGGGTCGAGTCCTCGGTGTGAGTTGGGAAGGTAATGAGGTCAGTCTGCAATGTGAACCAATACGCACGTCACTACAGACCTACGGGTTGCGGCGCAATTTTCAACGTCAATGCCCCCATGTGTTGTACGGGGTCGATTGTCGTGTGAACAACCTGACCTATCGTAAGTACGGCCCGGTGACTTCGGTTTCCAGAACCTCGATTGTGCTTCCGGCTGCAATCATCAGCAAGGAGAATGGTTTCGCTGGCGGGTATGTTCAGTGGACGAATCCTGAGAACAACGCACAGGAACGAAAGACCATCGTTTCCAGTGTCGCAGCAACCGGACAACTAAACCTACTGGGGGTGACGACCGGGTTGATTGTCGGTATGAATGTCGAAGCGTATTTTGGGTGTGACAAGTCTCTGAGTACCTGTTCATCGGTTTTCAACAACGAAGAGAACTATGGTGGCTTCCCTCACACCCCAACGAAGAACCCCTTTGGTGGATCACCAATATACTGAGGATTTGGTATGTGGGCCGCAATACTGGTCAGTCTGGTCATCAGTGCGATTTCGTACCTGCTTGCACCGAAACCAAAGGTACAAACCCCAACGGCGGGGTCACTTGACATCCCAGAAACAAAAATCGGTTCACCCATCCCGGTTATTTTTGGGGAGGTCTGGATCAAAGACCCTCATGTTGCATTTTATGGTGGTGCAAATGCGGAACCCATTGTGAAATCTGGCGGCAAAAAATGATGATTCGTCACCATCACATCCGAAAGATGAGATACTGCAACAAAGGGGCGAGGGACTTCTTCAGTCGTCACAATCTGGACTGGTCGGAGTTCGTTCGGAACGGGTTACCCGAAGAAGTCATCCTGGCAACAGGTGATGCGATGGCAATCGCCGTGGTCGAGTTTGCGAGGCGGGAGGGGTAATGTCAGGCGGCGGTGGTGGTGAACAGGTTGTCGGCTACTGGTATCGAATGGATGTCCTACTTGTGTTCTGTCATGGTCCGGTGGATGAGATTGTAGCGATCCATGGTGGTGATCGAGAAGCCTGGACCGGCACGGTCACCAGCAATACAACCATTCAGATTCAGAAGCGGGGTCTGTTTGGTGGTGAGGAACGTGAAGGTGGCATGGATGGGTATGTTGATCTGGCTTTCGGTGCATCGGATCAGACAGTGAACCCTGCGATCACTACCGCACTGAACCGTGAAGACATATCTGGACCGACACCGGCGTATCGAGGGCTAACTTCGATGTTCTTCCGTGGAATCAATGTCGGTGCCCTGGTGGGGTTTGTCTGGTCGGCAATGAACCCCTACTTCAAAGGGGTTGCTGCAAAGTTACGCCGGTATCCGAAGTGGTATCCAGCGAAGGCACGAATCGGTGATGATGCAAACCCTGTTCACATCATTTACGAATGCTTGACGAACCCTTCCTGGGGTCTGGGTTTTCCTGTCAACGACATTGATGACACTCGGTTCAAAGCGGCGGCTGATGTGCTGTATTCCGAATCGTTCGGTATCAGTCTGTCATGGAACCAAAGCAGTACAATCGAAAACTTCGTGGGGATGATTCTGCAACACTTTGCCGGGGTACTAAACCAGGACCGGACGACCGGACAACTGTTTATCACATTGATTCGTGACGATTACGATTCTGAAACGCTCCCGATATTGGACCCGTCCAACTGTACAGTTGAAAGTCTGGCGCGGGCTGGCAACGGTGAAATCGTCAACGAAGTCACGCTGAAATACACGCGGGTTGCCGATGGGGAAACGGATTCACTCACCATTCAAGACCTAGCCAGCATCAATAATCAGGGTCGAATCATTGCACAGGAAATCGACCTCCCTGGCTTACGTGATCCTGATCTTGCCTCAAGGGTTGCCCTGCGAGAACTACAAAGTCGCAGCAGGGGCCTTGCAAAGATCACGATCACAGCTACCCGAGCGGCTTACGGTTTGTATGTTGGTGATGTGTTTGTGTTGGACTGGCCGAAACTGGGAATATCCGGCTTGGTGTGTCGGGTTGCCTCGGTTGATATTGGTGATCTGGAAGCGGCGACAATCAGGATTGAAGCGGTAGAGGATGTTTTCGGCTTGCCTTCATACAGTTATGTCGTCAGTCCACCGGTGGGATGGGTCGATAACTCCGGTCAAGTTGAACCGGTAATCGCTCAGCGGGTTGTCGAAGCGCCGTATTATATTGTAATCAAGAAAACCAACAGCTCAGATCGTTTGGACTATCCGGATGATTTCGGTTTCGGCCTGGTGATGGCCCCAGCACCGAAGTTTAGCAATCCGAATTTCCTTTTACAGACCTCACCGGATGGGGTTACATACTCAGATGCCGGTAACGGGTTGTGGTCATCGTATGCGACGCTTCTCATTAGTATCGGTCGGGAGCAAGACACCATTCAGATTGCCAATCTGAAAGGTGATCTGTATGCAACGGACTTGCTTGATGGTGACTTGCTGTTCGTCGGTGACGAAATCATGGAGTACACCGGGGTAACGTCATACACCCCTTATACCATCGGGGTTATTCGTGGAGTGCTGGACACAATACCGGCAAATCATGTTGCCGACACCGAGATTCACGTTTGGAAACCCCGAGCAAGTGCGTATGATCCAACCGTGCGGGTTGATGGTGAGACTGCGTATTACAAGGTACTCACCAAGAGTACATCAACAACGCTTGACCCAAGTTTGGCAACCCCGATGAGCCTGACCTTTGATGGTCGTTTCCAGCGGCCCTACCCTCCTGGTAACGTGCGGATCAACGGTCAATACTGGCCTTCAACCGTGGGCATAAATCAGAACATACCGGTGACCTGGGTCCATCGGGATCGAGTACAGCAGACCGTACAACCGCTTGTTGGCTGGTTTGGCGCGGGTGTGGGACCGGAGGCAGGGGTGACCTACACCCTGCGGGTCTACAACGGTTCTGGTGGCCTTCTGGACACTCAAGCGGGGCTTACCGGGACCAGTGCAACGATATTCCCTAGTGCTGCAACATCGGGGAACTACCGGGTCGAACTCGAAGCAGTCAGGAGTACCCTGGTGAGTCGGCTGTACTCACATACCTTCACTATCAGTTGATTGAGTATTCAACCAAAAGATGATCTAATTGGCCATCCATGACTGAGGGATGGCCATGATTTATCCCCTGCACTTGCGACAATACGTAATCAGGCCAGTGCTTCAGCACTTGGGGCTTCCATGCCCCGATGTTGCTGAAGAGTTGCTGATTCTCACAGCCGCGCAAGAATCCCGATGTGGATATTTCCTTCATCAAGTCAGAGGTCCGGCCCTCGGTATTTACCAGATGGAACCGGCTACTCATGCTGACATTCGTCGGTATCTCTCTCACAACCCTGATCTGAAAAGTCGTGTCGATAGTTTCTCGGTCACCGGTGAACCTGGTGAACTGGTGTGGAATCTCAGCTACGCAACGGCAATGACCAGGGTCATGTATTACCGGGTCAGAGAAGCCTTGCCCTCCCCTGGTGATGTGCGCGGGTTGGCTCAGTATTGGAAAAGTCACTACAACACATTCCTCGGTTCCGGTCAGGTTGATCACGCCTTGGAAGCCTACATGAGGGTAGTCGTAAGATGAGTTGGGAAGACGTTGGGCAATGGCTCAAAACTAATGCTGGAACAGGTGCCGCACTGGTCGGCTCCCTGTTGACCGGCAATGTACCTGGTGCTGTTGCTGCGGGTGTGTCGCTGGTATCGAGCGCCACTGGCACCACTGACCCGGTATTGTCAATGAAAGTGCTGCAATCCCATCCTGATGTTTTGACCAAGCTGCAAGAGTTGGCCAACGCAAATGAGCAAAGCATTCGATCACACATCGAAGCGATGGAACTGGCAAAACTACAAGACGCTCAGGCCGAACATCATGAAACACAACAAACTATCAGGCTTGCTGATCGAACTGAAGACCCATTCGTTCGTCGCACCAGGCCGGGTCAGTCATGGGTGTCTCTGTTTGCTGCCATCGCATATGTATTTGCTCAGCAGGAACCCGATGTCTGGATACTCGGTACCCTGCTGACGCTTCCGCTGGCTTACGCTGGTCTACGCACAAGTGACAAGGGTTTCATGGCCCTGATGACCAGGGGGAAGAAGTGACAGACGTTGAGCATGATATGTTGCGGGAAAATCTGCGAAGGATCGACGCCTCGCTGGAAAAGCTGGCGAACTCGATGAGTACCTTTGCGATCACTATGGCACAGTCAGAAATTCGACATGAGAAGAGTGAGCAAATGTATCTCAGGTTGGAACGGATTCAAGACGTACTGACAACCAGACTCGATAACCTGGAGGTCAGTATCACAGCATGTCAAGAACGGGCAAAACCCGCTGGCTGGTTGGCAGACAAGGTTGGGTCTGTTGTCATCACTGTAATAGTCAGTGGATTGATGACCTTGATTATGATTAAGGGGGCATGAAATGAAACGGTTTCTATTTTTGTTATTGGTATCTGGTTTAGTCCAAGCAGAAATTAACAAACTCAGTTGGACTGCCCCTACAGAGAGAGTAGATGGAACTAAGTTAGCTCCTACCGAAATCAAGGAATATGAGATTAGGTACGGTAGTTCTCCTGTTGATCTGAAATATACCAGTGTGGTTAAAACCAAAGAATTGAAAGCTCAGGTTACTGTTAGCAAGCCGGGGAAGTATTGTTATCAGGTAAGAACAATTGCAGATGTTGCATCAGATTGGTCTAGAGAGGCGTGTAAGACCATTGCTGCCAGCAAACCTAAAACCATCACATTGAGGATTGAATAATGCTTAGGTTTCTTTTGTTGTTATTGTTTCCGCTGGTGGCGAATGCTGCTACTTTCTGGTCGTTTGATTGGGAGACTTTGCCTACTGGTAACTCCAACGAGGCAGAAGGTATTTTTTATCAAGGAAATTGTTTTGAAAAAGCTCTAGGTGACCCGTTTAACAGTATTGAATTATCTACTAAGTATGTACGTACTGGTAGTAAATCTGCTCGATTGTACACCGATAGCAAATACGCTAATGCACAAGGGCATCGTAATTGTGCATCTATGTACAAGACAGAAACAATTACTGTAAATGGGGTGACCTATCTAAAGCACCGGCAGGAACCTAAATACGCTTATTCTGGTACAAACTCTTTACCTGATTTTCGGAATTATCAGGTTGGAGAAGAAAGATGGTTTAGGTATTCATTTTATTTTCCGTCCGATGAGGGCACCTTTGCCCATTGGAATACTGGACCTTACGCAAGTAAAGGCATAATGATTATGCAGATATTTGCTCAAGGTGGAGCAAGTGGAGGCACGCACGAAGTTGCTTTTATTCTTAGTGGTGGTCCTAAGATGAAAGTAGAGTTGGTGTACGGAACTAAAGCTGACGAAGAAATCCATAAAAGTTTGGGTACGTTTAACCTGAAAAAAGATGCTTGGAATGATGTAGTGTTTATGCACGTTCCTGATTACGATGCAGATGGTAGACTTAAAGTATGGTTAAACTGTGCTGATTGGGCAAACTGTACTCCTATCGTCAACCATTCTGGCCCTACTTCTATTTTTGATTTTACTGATAGGTACTGGAAAGGTGGCTTGTATGAAATGAATATTGCCCAATATGATCGTGCCATAGCTCAATACGTTGACTCTCATAAGATGGGCAAGAAAGACGGTGAAACTGAAGCTCAAATGCTTGCACTAATGTCTGATGTGTTTACTTCTGATTCTGGTGGAGGTGATGGAGGCGGTGGAACCTCCGTAGCATCAAATCTAGTTATAAATGGTGGGGCTGTTGTTGATAGTAACCAAGACCCTATCAATTTTACTGTATCTGATGTCTACGATATTACTAACTGTGTAATAGGTAATACTCCTTACGGAGTTAAGTTTGACTACGTAAATGCTAATGCAGGTAAATTTGCTGGTCCAGATACTACAGGGTTTTCTTCTACTGGTGAAGTTAAATGCTACAATGAAGACTTCATAAATAATCCCACCATGAGTGGGGTTAATATGACTGAGGTTAATGTTGTTGATTCTAGCCAGACAAGTTTAGATCATTGGGGGTATACTTCTGGCCGGAGGATATATAAAGCAGCATCTGATAGTGGAGAGGCATATTGGGCGTATGGGAGTGCATATAACACTGTAGTTGGAGATAGAGCAAGATTCGATATTACTTATTCTTGTACTGGTGATAGTTGTGAAAATATGTATTTTGATATTATGCACAATGTAACTACTACGGGGGATAAGCGGGTTAGATTGTCAGGAACTGCTGGGTCTTTAGTAGCTGGTCAAGCTGCTTCTGTAGCCTTACATGGCAGTAATTATTTTGTGCGTAATTATACACTTCCAGATAACACTTATCGGGTTGTGTTTTGGTTTACTGTTACAGAATCTAATAATTATCGTATTAGGGCAGGTTGGACAAGTGCCTCTGCTGCTGCTCTTACTATGGATATTTTAGAATTTGTAATGCGTAAAAACTGGACAACTACTGAGCTAACTGCTCCTATTCTCTATGGTGTGGTTGATACCACTGCTCCTATTTTATCTGGATGTGCTTTAGGTAATAATCCATCTGTTGATGGTGAATATAAAGCCTATATCGGCTGTACAGCAGATGAGATTGGTGGTACTGATTACGCAATAATCACCACTACCAATACAGCTCCTGATGAAGCAGCCATGAAAGCAGGGACCAGTACCGATTCAATCTGGTCAAGCCAGAAATCAGCGGACACCACAGAAATTGCATTTGAAGCCAGCGGAATGATTTATCAAGATTTGTGGTCTTGGATCATGCGTTGCGACGCTGCAACAGTGACTAATTGTTCGGCTGTTGTTGGTGCATCATTCAGTGACGGCCTGGCGCCAGGCCAGGTCAAGAAAATCAAGTTTGCTGCGAGTACCAAACTATTCAAGTCTGGTGGTACAGATTTCAATGGTACGATTGATGAGTTCACATTGTACGATTCTGATCCACTTCGCGCTCCGTCCATCGGTCGAGGCCAAGGGCTGGTCGAATGGAGGAACGTGAAGGTTGGTACTGCGGCTGAACCGGCGCTGACACCGGGCACCTTCGATCTGACTGATGCAATGGTTTATTTTGGTAGCCTGAACAGTCTCTCACTGGGTACGTATTACTACACGGCTTATACGTTCACTGGTGGAACTTACAAGTTTTCATCGGGTACGATTGATCTGATTGCAGAGTAAACAGATATGGCTGATGCAAACTTTTTCGATCTGCAAGACGAACAAGGTAATGCGGTATTCGGTGATCTGACTCC